GAACCGACTGGCTTACAGAAGGTTATGGTTGACCTTGACGCGCAACGTAATGCGATGAACGAGGCGTTGTTGCGTATGCGCCAAAGTCTGGATGAGCGCAAGAACAAGTTGTTTGACCCCGTCCTGATGCAGACCGCCGCAGGCTTCTTAAAACCCACCAAAACGGGTTCGTTTGGCGAGTCTTTGGGGTATGCCGCAGAAAACGCTGGAGCGGCGGCTGAGAAGCAACAAATAGAAGACGCTCAAAACCAGAAGCTGGAAATGGAGTTGATGGAAAAGCAACAGGCTTTCAATCAACAAAATGCAATGTCCAGCTACCGCGCTGGCAAGCTAGGCCTATTGCCTACGGCTGGCACTCCCGCTGGCGAACCCTCTGCTGGCGCACCTTCTGTTGGCGCACCGCCTGCACCAAGCGCCGCATCTGGCGCGTTGTCACTGCGGCCCGGACAGTTACCTTCGAGCGTCGCTGGTCGCGCAAGCCCCGCTGGTGGCGCAATTCAAAGGCCCGCAATTACCGACAGGGAAATTGAAGAGTCATACTTGGTTGACCCAAGCGGCAAGTTGGCAAAAGAATTGACAGAGATGGCAAAACTTCAGCGCGAAGACACCATCGTGATTGACAACAAGCCATACAGCAAAAGCCGACAAGAATTTGGCGAGGGCAATCCTGACACGGTTGTCGAGCGAGACTTTGGTCGTTACATCGGAACCAAAAAAGTTCCTTATTGGTTCAGCAAGCAGTACGACGAAGTTTTGGCAGAAGCTAAAGAGAAAAACCAACCTGAACTCGTGTTTGATTTCTTCAAAAAATACGATATGTTGGAGCCGCCGCGTGGAAAAGATGCGGCTGGCAAGCCTTTTTACGAGACACCAAAAGAAAAAGAAAATCGCGAAGCAATCATTCAAGAGCGCCTCAAGGCTCAAGTTGGAGAAGAGAAGAGCCAGATTACCTTCTTGGAGACAAACGCAAGGCTTAGTCGCGATACGATGAATGTTGCAAAAGATATTCGCGCAACGGCAGAAGCAAACCCAAGGGCTTTTGATTTGTTGAACAACCCCGGCATTGCGGACGCTGTCAAACGCGCCGCAGAACGAGGCATCACCGCTGGAAGTTTAGGCAACTTCAGCATACCTACGCGTGAGTTGGAAACTTATAGGTTAGATGCAAATGACCGTCAGGCATTACAATTGATGGCTCAAAAACTTAGCCAGTTGACGGTGCAGTTCCGTAAATCTGCACGCGCACCGGGCGAGGGCGCTACAACCGAGAGCGAAGGCCGACTCTATGCGGAGTTGGGTGCTTTGCCTAGCGATACCGCAAAAGTCATTCGACTCAAAATGGAAGCCTTGGAAGAGAAAGCTAAGTTTGACCAACAAGTGTTCAAAGTCTGGACAAAGTTCAGCAAAAACCCAGAGAACACCTATCGCGACTTTTTGGCTTCTGGTTACGAAGAAGGCACAGAACTCAACAAGGTTATGCAGAGTTACGACTCAAGACTTGAGAAGATTCGTAGCGCCAATGCGGACTTGTTCCGCACCGCGCCAAAGTCTGAAGCTGCTCCTGCGGCCCCCTCCGCGACACCAGCCAAGCCTGCCCCAGCGGGGGAAACCTATTCCCAAAGGTTGGAGCGGCTTAAAAAAGAAGGTAAATAGTCATGGATGAGAAAAAATTCAAAGCCTTATCTGAGGCCCAGCAAGGTACAGTCATTAAGATTGCCAAGGAGGCCGAGCGCCAAGGCGTAAATCCTGAACTGGCTCTTGCTATTGCTGAGGCGGAGACTGGCGGGAAGTTCTCTCACTATGGTAAAGATGGAGTTTTAACCTCTCCTGCTGGCGCTAAAGGCGTAATGCAGACGATGCCCGATACGGTAGACCTGTACAACAAAAAATTCAATCTTGACATTGACCCCAATGATGAAGACAGCAACATCAAGGGTGGCGTTTTTATTCTCAAGGACTTATTGACTCAGTACAAAAAACCTCGCAATGCCGTGGCTTTGTACAACGCCAGCCCTAAAGCTGTTGCGAACTTTTTGAAGACATACGATACAGACCCAGACGCGGCAATTATGTCTTTGCCGAAAGAAACACGAGACTACTCAACGCGAGTTTCTAAGAACTTCAACCTTGATGATGAAAATGAAACGGGTCTAATTGCTGCTGCCAAAGAAGACGAAGAAGAGACCGAGGCATCAAAGATAAAAAGAGAAGAAGCGGAAAAAGAGAAGAAAAAGAAGGAAGAACCCGCTCCCCCTCCAGCTTTGATTGATAATTTAATTGAGTCTTCTGAAAAAATTGACCCACAAAAAGCGGCTCTTGCTGGCGCGGCGGCAAACCTGTTTGCCCCAATGTTTACTGACCCGCAGTTGTCTCCAAGAATTGATACTGGCAAAGCTACTGAAGCAAACTTAACCGCGCAAGATAAGCTGGAATTGGCTCGTCAAAATTTAAACAGAGCAGTACCTCAAGGCGTAGAAGACCTTGAAAAGACTTACCAGCAAAGTCAAAATGAACTTGAGCGTATCAAGAACGAGCAAAAATTACTTGAGGCTAGGCTAAAAAGCATACCTCCTGCGCCACCACCAGCCGCTCCTATTCCGCAAGAGCAGTTGCAAATTGAAGCAAGAAAAATTGCTGGTGCTGGTGCGCCATATAACACCGTTCAGGCAATGGCAAGTGAGCGCGTTCCTTACAGTTTTGCAAGTCAAGCCATTGATATGAGCCACAATGAAGGGCATTGAAGAGGCGCTCACGATATTGTTGATGAGTTCAATAAGGCAAAATCCAAAGTGGCTGATTTGGGAATGTCTAATTGGGTTCTTACTGGGGAAAAAGGGCCGGGTGAGCTTTATCTTCCACCAGAAATTGCCGACCCAAAGAACGCTGAAATTCAGCAACGCACTGAAGCAAATCAAAATCAACAAGCAATCCTTGCCCAACAGCAGGAGCAAGAGCGTCTGCGCCTTCAAGCTGAACTGGAGCGTCTTAATCAAGAACGCGCATCTCGTGGCGCTGAACACAATGTTGTCACTGGTCAAACCAAGGCGGTGGCTCCTTTACGGCGTGCGCTTACCAAAGCTGAAACCGACGCAGAGATTGCTCAACGTAAGTTGGCCCGTGCGCAGGAGCAGCCCAGCGCGGCTGGTCGAGTCCTTGAGCGGGCTGGCGTTGCCTCCTCCAAGATTGGCCCAATCCCCCGAACCATCGCGGGCGGGCTGGCTGGTATGGCTGGAGTAATGAGTTACCAAGAGGCTTTGAAGCGATACAAGGCTGGAGACACCAGTGAAGCTGTTTTAAAGGGCTTGCAGGCGGGTTCTGCTGGTTTGTCGTTGCTACCCCCAGCGGGAAAGAAGCTAACCAAATTAAGGGGTCTTGGTGCGCTTGGCGCTATTGGCTCATACGGCTACGACCTTGGCAGACAAGTGTTTGATAAAAATTTACCGCAAGAGCCGTAGTAAAAGTTTCGAGGAGCAGTTGCCACTCTCCTTTTAGCCCCCTTAACGGGGGGCTTTTTTTACGCGCTGCCTGCGGTAAACATCAGCAACATTTGGGTCTGTGCGATGCGTTCTTCGGCATCTTTGGCCCCATCATCAAACCCCTGCTCGTAGGCTTCAAGGCAGGCGCTTGCCAGAACTGCTTCTGGGTCGCGCCGCCCCTCATCGTGTTGTTTTGCTAGGAACTTGATGAGATTGATGTCCATGATTATTTCGGTCGTTGGGTTTCCAGTGCCTTGGCTACTTCAGGGTTCATGTGGCTCACAATTTCCACGCACCGAGCGTGTTCCTTGCGGGCGTGGGCGACCTCCGCGTAGGCCGCTATTTTGTGTGCAAACTGGATGATGTCAACCTCGTCTGCGTAGATTGCATTGGGCAGCTTCTCGTCGCAGTAAAAATAGACTTGGCGGATTTCTTCTTCACTCAACATTTTTTGCTCCTTACTTGTGTGAGTTTTTCAATTGCCAAAATTGCAGCAGATGCAAGAACATTCCCCAACCACGGTCAAGGTCTTCGGCGCTCCACTCCTTCACCACGACGAGGTCGGGGACGTTGCGAGAGACAAAGACGTTGGCACAGCGTGCCTTGGGAACTCCTAAACCAACTCGATATGCCGCCAGTTGCATGAGGTGTTCGTCGTAGCCATCGACCTTGGCTGGGTCGGTGAACTCCTTGGTCTTGATGTCAACCACAAAGCCGCCGTCAGTTTCACAATAGAGGTCGCATTTGCCCCCAAAGCCCGCCTCATGTGCAAAGGCTCGTTCGCTAATCCATGTTCGTAATCCAACCCAGTTGTCAATTGCGTTGGCGCAGGCGTTAACACTCTCTTGGTGTTTGCCTGTTGTTTTTCCTTCATAGTATCCTTGAATAGATGCGTGGATGTCAGTCCCCGCGTCAGCCGCCGAGCGACCCTGCTCTTTGGAATCGTTGATGATTCGGTCGATGTATTCCTTTTCAGGCTCGTCGGGGCGACGGGGAAGAGTGAGCGCGGCAAGCAGTACCTGCTGTTGGAGCCACGCCAGTAGCGCGGGCTTTGCCGCGACGTTCAAGATTGTAGTGACACTGGGAACCAAGTTCATGGTTCGCGCATCGCGCAAGGTGGTTGCACGCGGTGAGCCGTCCTTCTTGGAGGGTACGGTGTACTGCGGCAGGCCATCGCGGGTGTACCAATGGTTGGACTCGCTGGCGCGAATCGCTGGTGTGGTGATGCTCATTCGGCGTCTCCCAAATCAAGTTGGGCTTGGTTGGAGTCTTTGTAGCCCTCCACGACAATGCCCTTGCTGACTGCCGCGACCAACTCGTCTTGCGTGGGAACGCGGACGGTGAATTGCAGGTGCGCAACGTGGCTAATGGCCTGATGAGGGGTTTGTGCGCGAACAAGGCGGATGGTTCCATCCAGTGCGCCTACGATGTAAATACGAGTATTTGTTGCCATGATTTTTCCTTACTGAAATTCTTGGGCATCTGCCCAGTTGTACCAGCGCGTGACAAAACTTTTGAGGTCATCAAAAGACTTGCCTCGCACCCTAAAACGTCCATCTGAGCAGAGTTGCTCAAACTTCTCTACCACCGTGTCGCCATCTGTGTTGCCTTGGATGATGACTACGGTGAACTGGGGTTGCCTTGCCAGATTGCGCAGTAGCAACCCCTGTCCTTGGCTCATGCCTTCACCTTCTCGCTTCCACTCACCAACAAAGAATTTGCACTTGCGTTCAAAGACCATGTCAATGTTGCAGGGCGTCGCCTTTGGGTTGGTCTCAATCAGTCCCCTGAACTGAAAGAAATCAACGTGCGTCGCTTGTTGGTTGCGCATCAGCCGCATGGTCAGAAGGGGATGTCGTCGTCCATGTCGTCAAAGCCGCTAGAAGAGGCTGTAGAAAGAGTTGAAGTGCGCGTTCCGCCGCGTGCCTGCCACTCTGGCGACTTTTGGATTTTCTCCTTCAGGCCATTGCTGAAGCTGTCAAACAGAGCCATATCAGGCTCGTCGATGGAGAACATCTTTAGTTCGTTGTGGTGCTTTGGCATTCCCGCTTTCTTGACCGCTTGCGGCACAGACATGATGGCGGCAATATTGGTGTACTCCTTGCCGTTATTGCCCATTGCTTTGATGACCGAGACCATCGCCCAAGCGCCAAGCACGTTCTTGAGTTCAAAGCCGCGCAACTCGTCAGCCGTGAACTCGCGCCCACGCCATGTTTGCAGGTCTTTGCGCAAGGTGGCTTTCTCCGCCAGTGACAGCGTGAAGTTCTTGCTGATGGACATAGGCTCGCCCTTGGCTGTCACAATGGCGTTGCCATCCTCATCTTCCCCATGTACCTCAAATTGCAACATCACTTTGGGTAGGTGCTTGACCGTGCCAAGGTAGGTTGTTTCTTGGGTTCCCAAGTCCACGATTCGATAGCACCGTGCAAGATGCATCCCCTGCGGTACGGGGGTAAAGTCACCGCCGCCGCTTTCTTTCGCTATTAAAGCCATCATTCGCTCCTGATTGATATGGTTTCTAAAGTCACAATTGGGCGCTTGGGCATCCCGCATTCACTGCGGATGATGTTCCAGTCGCCCTCGGTAGCAACGCCCGTCTCGGCCCTTTGTAGGGCTTCCTCAAGCATTTGCATTCTTTCCAGCATAAGCTGGAGCATCTCATTTTCGTCGCACATAGTTCGCTTTCGAGTTAAACTGGGGCTAGTGTATCATGTTTAATCTGGTGTTGCACAATATTTTTTTGTGGTGTAACATCGGCTTAACCAAAGAAAGGAACCCAATGACACTTCAAGAGTATTTTCAGGACAAACCGAGAGGGGCCAAGATAACGATGGCCCGCAAATTGAACATTAGCAAGACATGGTTTTCATTGATTTGTATGGGACGACAACTGCCTAGTCCCGAACTAGCACGCGACATTGAGTTGCTTACAGGCAGGAAAGTGAAGAGGGCTGAACTTCGGCCCGACATTTTTGGAAAGACAGCGAAATGATATGGTACAAATTCCACATCGGTGACTACCTCACGCACACCGTGCATTTGAGCGACGCAGAGGACTTGGCGTACCGACGCCTGCTTGACCTGTACTACATGAGCGGCAAGGAAATCCCACTTGATACCGAATCGGTTTCTAGAAAAATCCGCTTGGATTTAGATATAACCGAATCGGTTTTGAATGAGTTTTTTGAACATACCGAAAAGGGCTATTACAACCATCGTTGTCATGTCGAAATAGCAAGATATAACCATCAAGTCGAAAACAACCGACAGCTTGGGAAGCGAGGCGGCAGGCCGTCGAAAAGCGAATCGAAAAGCGAACCGAAAGCGAACACAAACCCTAACAGAAACAGAAACAGAAATACAAATACCATTTCGTCGGTTCCACCGACAACATCGCGATTCGAAGAATTTTGGAACAATTGGCCCAACTCAAAACGCAAAGTCGCTAAAACGGCCTGTAGAGCAAAATGGGAGCGTCAAGCACTAGACCCCTTAACCGACGAAATAAATGCAGCGGTGACCCGTTTAAAGGCCTCTGAGCAGTGGGTTTCGGGGTTTGAGCCTGCGCCACTTACGTTCATCAATCAAAAGCGTTGGGAAGATGATGCGGGAACCGATTCGGTTACGAATGGCAGGAGGGTGATATGACGGACGATGAAGCGATTGAATTTGAGCGCCTTAAAACGGCAAGGGATTCTCTGTTGCTGAAGGTCGCAAATTTGCGCGGGCAGTTGGAAACCATAGCCGCCGATGAGCGTAAGGCGTGTGCTGAATTGTGCATCGAACTTGCGCCGTCAACCAAAACAATGACAGCCTATAAAGTTTTGCATGAAGCATCAAAAGCAATTCTAGCAAGGGGGCAAGCATGACTCCCGTCGAGCGTATGCTGGGTATGCTGACCAAGGTCAAGGGCCGCAATGGGTCTTGGACGGCCTGCTGTCCAGCCCACAACGACAAGGGGCCATCGCTTGCCATCCGAGAGACAGAAGACGGGCGAGTCCTGCTTCACTGCTTTGCGGGTTGCGAGACGTTGAGCGTGGTGCAGGCTTTGGGCATGGACATGACCGACCTATTCCCCCCAGACGACAAGCGCCGCGAGTATCCAGTCGAGGGGAAGAAGAGCATGAAGCCAGCGTTCTACGCCAGCGACTTGATGCGAATCATTTCCTTCGAGGCACTGGTGGTGGTGATTTGCGCCTACGACCTCAGCAACGGAAAGAAGTTGAGTGAGACCGACCGAGAGCGATTAAATTTATCCCAACAGAGAATTGAGGAGGCAATGAGATATGCAAATGTCTGACATACAAAAGCGGGCGCAGGAACTGGATGAAGCCAGACGTATCCGAATCGTTAAACCTGACGAGATTAATTTTGACAAGTACCTGAAAGCCAATGACGTTGCGCAGAAGGTGCGTGATGCGTCTGAGTTTTTGGCTGAGATTGAAGAAGAGTTGGCAAACCCGACAAAGGAAGAGTTTCAGACCATGCCTTGGACTAAGACCCATCAGGGCTTTCATTTCCGCGCAGGCGAGGTGACTCTATACGCGGGCGGTAACGGCGGTGGCAAGTCCATGATTACGGGGCAAGTGGCGATGGGCCTCATCAAGCAACGACAGCGCGTGATGATTGCCTCTTTTGAGATGAAGCCCAAGCGCACGCTGTTTCGTATGCTGCGCCAGTTCGCAGGCGAGAACATTGATGCGCCGCGCTACATTGACAAGGGCAGGTACATGAATGCCCTGATTGACCGCTTGCGTCGCTTTGCCCATGCAAACCTGTGGCTTTACGACCAGCAGGGTACGGTGACCGCCCAGCAGGTCATTGCGGTGTCACGCTACAGCGCGATGGAGTTAGGCGTGCAACACATTTTCATTGACTCGCTGATGAAATGCGTCTCTGGCGAGGATGACTACAACGCGCAGAAGGCTTTTGTTGATGAGTTGACGTCGCTGGCCCGTGACCACAACGTCCATGTGCATTTGATTCACCACATCCGCAAGCTGGCAAGTGAAGAGGTCAAACCGAACAAGAACGACATCAAGGGTTCAGGCTCAATCAGCGACCAAGTGGACAACGTGCTGATGGTATGGCGCAACAAGAAGAAGGAGCATGACGCACAGAATGGCCCAGTTGACCCCATGATTCCAGACGCTTATCTAATGTGCGAGAAGCAAAGAAATGGTGAGGCTGAGGACTGGTATTCGCTTTGGTATCACAAGGACAGCCAGCAGTTTGTTGAAAACTACGACTCTATTCCGATGTCGTTTGATAACGGAGGGCGGTTTTGAATGAGGAAGAAAAAGCAATTGGAGAGCGCGAGTATATGTACCGTTGTCTCGTTCGGGAGGTCATCAAGATGCGACTTAAAAATCGCGATAGCGCATACCGTTGGCTCAGGGGTTACGTTGACGACACTAGGCGCTGGAAAAAGGGGTGGAACGAACTTCATCCTGAATCAAAACTTGAGGACGATGTTAGAGACCAATGGAACAAAGGCAATAGAGGCAACGCAGGAGAATGGAAATGATTGAAATAACTTTGCCGTGGCCCCCAACGGTCAACACTTACTGGCGCAACTTCAATGGTCGCACCATCATCAGTGCAAAGGGACGCGAGTACCGCAAAGCTGTCGCAGACCAAGTGTTGATACAGCGTGCCGCCAAGCACATCGACTACGCGGTCAAGGTGGAAATCAAGGCATACCGCCCAGACCGCCGTCGTCGCGACCTAGACAACTTATTGAAGGCTTTGCTGGACTCCATAACCCACGCTGGCGTGATGGAGGACGATGCCCTGATTGAAGACTTGCGCGTGTACTGGGCCGACGAAATTGGTGGCATGGTCAAAATAACAATAGAAGGAATTGAATGAAAACTGAACCAGAATTGATTGACATCTACGCGATGTTTGCTTTGATGGCGTTGATGCAAAAAACCACCAAAACGAAATCGAAGATTGATACCGCCTACGAGGCTTTTGAGCAGGCGCAGGCAATGATTGAGGTGAGAGCAGACTTTATTGAAAGGAAAGAGTGATGGACACGTTAATTGGAATTGGTACTTTGTTTTTTCTGGCGTCTGGTGTGTTGGCTTGGGCTATCGCGCTCTTGTTGGTTTGGTACTACTGGCTTTGTTCACCGAAGGAGGGCTTGTAATGTTTGAATCATTTGGAGACTTTTTTTGGACATTCATGGCAATGTCTGGGTTCATGTTTTGGATTTTCTTTGCTGGCTTTGTGGCTTTAGTCATTAGGCGCAATCGACAGAAGAGGGGAATCTACTATGAACAAAGATAGAGACCCGCACGATGCGGTTGACTACATCATCGTCAACGCAAAGAAGTTTGCTAAGGCCAAGGCCGAGCGCGTGTACCTTGAGGAATACCGCAAGAGTCTCAAGGCCATCTTGATGAAGCGAAGCATGGAGTCTGCAATCGGTGCGCAGGAGCGAGACGCTTACGCTCACGAAGAGTATGTGCTGCTGCTTAAAGGGCTGAAAGAGGCTGTAGAGATTGAGGAAAAGTTACGATGGGATTTGATTGGCGCTCAGGCCCGCGTGGAAATCTGGCGCACCGAGCAGGCGAACAACAGAGCCGAAGGCAGGGCCACGCTATGAACGTGTTTCAGTGGGGCGTAATCCACGGCCTTGGTTGGCTCATGTTGTTGGCTGATGGTTGGATAGCCCACACCAACTACATTGCGCTTATCGGGTTTATTGTTTTAATTTATTCAATGTGGAGGATGACAATGAAGACACCAGAAGACGAAGCGTTTGAGGATATTGAGAGGGCGCAGGGCTGGCGTAAGCGCCAGATTGAAATGAAGCAGGCTGAGAAGGCGTTTGATGCGGAGTACGACATCTATAAACGCAACGAGGTGCTTGAAGAGGTGGCGGTTGAGTTTGAGAAGATGCAAAACGGTGGGGACACCGTCGCCTCGTTTGCGATATACGTCAGGGCCATGAAGCGATGACTGACAAACCAAAGACCTGTCAGGTGTGCCGCCTGCGACCAGCGGACTTAAAGGGCAAGAACTCCAGCGGCTTCCCTCAGTGGAAATGCCAGAACTGCCACGACCTCAAGAACCGTGGCGGCTTTACTAAGGGGAAGCAGTGACCACGCTGGCTGAGAAAAAACACATGAGCAGGGTGGCTGAACTGGGTTGCGCCGTCTGCCGAAGGCTTGGGTTCGAGGGAACCCCTGCCGAATTGCACCATCCAAGGGCTGGAACGGGGGCAGGAAGGCGCTCCAGCCACATGGACGTCATCCCACTATGCCCAGCCCACCACAGAGGCTCCCTGAGCGGTATACACGGGGTCGGCACTAAGGCGTGGCCTAAGCTGATGGGGTTTACTGAGCAGGACTTGCTCGACGACACTCGACGCCTGCTGGGCATTGAGGATTGCGAGTAGTTGCTTTTTTGCAACTAAGGGTTTTCCTTAGAAAATATTTTGCAAATAGTTGTTGACATCGTTTAATTTGGGCTTAAACTACAAGCACTGACCAAGCAATCGTTGCAAGGCAGGTAACAAACCGAAAGCGAGTCCACCATGAAATCAAACGACCTCCCCCTGACCGCAGTAGACACACTGGGCCACCTCTTGGCTCAAATTGCTGAGTTGACCAAGCAAGCCGACGCCATCAAGGACGGCATCAAAGACAGCGCCTCTGCTGGTGGCGCAAAGGTTGTCGAGGGTAACCTCTTCAAAGCCACCTACATTGAGTCCAACCGTTCGGTTGTTGACAACAAAGCCCTGCTGGCCGAGTTGGGCGCGACTGCCGAGCAGATTGCCCGCCACACCAAGACCACCGCTGTGTTCAGCGTCAAGGTCACCAGCCGTTAATCAGGAGGCCATTATGAAAACCACCACTTTTACCGCAATCATTGCAAATAACGCATGGATTCTGCGTTTGGTTAATGGCCCCCACATGGGTCTTGAAGAGGTCAAACAGCATTGGCCTGAAGCCAAGTGGATATTGCCCTTTCGCCGCAATGAGTGCGGTGACATTTGCGTTCAGTATGCAATTGAGGGCGAGCAGGCCATGAAGTATGGTTTCAAGCAACATCAGAAATTTCATTTTTAGGCATAAACCAACAGGGGCTTCGGCCCCATAGGAAAACACCATGAAAAAAGACATCCAAGTAACAATCTGCACCGATGACGATGTGCGCGTGAGCGTTGACGAGTGGGATAACGGCAGTGTCTGGCTGCACTTGCAGGGCCGTGGCGCTAGTATGAATTGCACGTTAACACGCCCAGAGGCCGAGCAAATGCTCGGTGCTTTACAGGCTATCTTGGCAAAAGAGGTGACAGCATGAAACACACAGAAGCGCAGTACATCACTTTGGGGTACAAGTATGAGAAGGCCAAGTCACCAGAGGCTGGGCAAGCCGCTGCTCAGGCCATCAGGAGCCTGATGGAAGACGAGGCAATCGACGACCGAGCCGACGCCCGTTACCTCATTGAGCGTGGTCGCCAAGAGGCTCGTGGGGTGACAGCATGAGCGCCCCAGAGACGGTGATGTCTGAGTACATCAAGGGCTTCGACGCTGGCTACAGCTACGTTCTGAACGAGATTGAGCAATATACCAAAGCGTACAGGGGGGACAAGTTACCCCTAGCGGAATTGCTCTATCACCTCAAACTGGAGAACAAGCCAAGCATTAGGGAAAACACCTAGAAAATAATTTAATAAAAGTGTTGCATCGTTTAATTTGGCGTTATACTAACCTCACTGCAATCCGCAGGTAACAGCGAAGGAAAGCGAAATGGAATATCAGTACAACGATGGAGGCCGAGAGGCCGCAGGCTACAAAGGCACAGCAGGTGACTGCGTGGCTCGTTCAATTGCAATCGCCTCTGGCCTGCCATACGCAGAAGTCTATGCGGCCCTTGCCAAAGGCGAGGGGAGTCAAAAGGCAGGCAAGCGTGGTAAGCGCTCTGCATCCGCCCGTAGTGGCATCAGCGTGACGCGCAAGTGGTTCAAGGACTACATGGCCTCGATTAATTTTGCATGGACTCCCACGATGGGCATCGGCACAGGTTGTAAGGTTCATTTGCACGACGGCGAATTGCCAATGGGTAACTTGGTGGTGTCGGTTAGCAAGCATTACACCGCTGTGATTGATGGCGTGATAAACGACACATGGAACCCTCAGAGAGAGACCTACGAGGTAAACGCAGACGGCACAAGACACGTCTCCCGCAGGTGCGTCTATGGGTACTGGATAAAACAATAAAGCAAAGGGGGGCGAAAGCCCCCTGACAATCGAATCAAAAGCGAATCGAAATCGAAAGGAAATAACATGAGTCAAGTTTACAAACTAGAAGAGCATTTGATGATGCTGTTGGTCGAAGACAAGTTGTGTTTTGAGGAGGGTGACTGGGAGCGCCTTGACAGAATCCGTTTGGCTATTGACGATACCCGCGACCAGATTGCCAAAGCGAAGGGGAACTGAGATGTCGTTCATTGCAGAGATTGAAACCCGCGTAGCAGGCATCCCTTGCATCATTGGCGTGGAAGAGTACCAAGAGGGCAGTGGCGACAAGTGGTGCGACTCGGACATGGATTACTACGGGTACAGCGAGTGGGTGGTATGTGACCGCCGTGGTCGCCCAGCCCCTTGGCTGGAGCGCAAGCTGACTGGCAAGGACGAGAGCCGCATTGAGTCCGAGATTTCCCAGTATTTTGGGGGTTAGGGTAAACACCTAGAAAATAATTGGCAATAACTGATTATTGCTAGTTTAATTTGATGTTAAACTATCATCACTGCAACATCGCAGGTAACACAGAAGGAAAAGCGAAATGAACATCGGAACACAAACCAACAGCCTCGTGAACCACCTCTACAGCCGCATGACCGTAGACGCGCCAGCCCCAGAGGTTGGCATGGCTGCTACAACCCTGTCGTGGACTGACCGCCACGCCGCCACTGTGACAGCCGTAGCTGAATTAAAGAGCAAGGTGTGGGCTTACGAAATTCGCGTAGTCGATGACGAGGTGCTAGTCATCAAGGGCAGTACCCACGACGGCTCTGCGACCTACGCCTTTGCCCCCGGCATCTACAACCACGCGGACACTTACCGCATGGAGCGCAAGACAGGCAAGTGGGTGCGTGGTTACATCAACCAAGACACTGGTCGCTTTGCCAAATCTACTGGTGGCCTTATTCTTGGCAAGCGTGACCACTACGTTGACCCCAGTTTCTAAACCGACCCTTAACCGAAAAGAAAGCGACTCGCTATGACACACTTTGACACTATGGACACCATCGTCAACAAGTTCTTTGACAACCTGCCGAAGTCCTACATTGCTTACTGCGATTACATCGCGCACACCATCGTAGGCAACCTCAAGGCCAACGACACCCAGAAGCTGTTGTCCAGCGTGGGCCGTCCTGAGTACGACTTGAATGCTGAAGGCTCGTTTGTCAGCACCAAGAAGACCATCATGGTCGAAGACCGTAACGGCAAGAAGTACCGCGTGACTGTGGAGGAGGTGAAATGACCAATATGGGCGACCTGATGAACGAAATGGAGGCCGAACTGCGTAAGCAGTTTCAGGCCATTACCCCAGAGCAACGCGCAGAGGAAGAGCGCCGCCGTCAGATTCAACGGGACTGGGAGGCGGCACACACCGCATTCGAGACCGACGAAGACAGGGCCAACAAGGACGAATACCCTGATGAGGATGACGAAGAAGGCCATTATGGTCGAGGAGGCTTGAGATGAGAACAGAACACGAGCAGGCTATGGAGTCTTTTGCGAAGGCGTCCACATGGATGGAGAAGACGGGCGGGTACGCCCACAGCATGACCCTGCGTGACTACTACGCGGGGCTGGCTATGCAAGCACAATTATCCATTCAGGAAATTAGTTTGGCTATAGGTCAAAAAAGATTAACAACACAAGAAGTTTGTGGTAGTTGTTATGAATGGGCAGACTTAATGCTCAAGGAGCGTGCCAAATGATTTTGCAAATGAAAGGTGGTTGGACAAACAAAGATGCACTCAACATGGAAGACAACGTAGAGCAGGAGCGGTTCCTAATCACAGACACTTATGTGCGTGTGAAGTACAGGAGCGCAGACGATATAAGCGGGTGGTGGAAGCACCCATTGGACAATCAAGTTAAGGAGCGCTCCAAATGAAAGAGCAGGACAAATCCTACATGGAGGGTCATAGGTATGACCTCGACCCTACCGAGGAAGTTTTTGGAGAGTTTAGAACCCTGCTTGCCGTCCTGCTAATTATTGTTGGGCTAGTTATGCTGGCCTTTGCGATATGGGGCAGGCCATGAACCGCGAAGAAGCATTAAACATCATCAAGCTGTTGTCCGCGCTTGAGTCGTGGGCATTTAGCACAAAAAATATGTTGCCAGATTACCTGCACGACGACTTGTGTGTGGCTATAAAGAGGCTGGAAGCAATTGTTCTGGAGAAGAACATATGAGAGAAGAAACACTGCTTGAGAAGGTTGTAATTGGTATAATGTTCGCAGCGTTCATCGTGTTTTGGGTGTGGGTTCCTGACTTCACGCTCGACGAGAATGACTGTGCCAAGCAGGATGCCAGCGCGTATGTTGGCGCACTGTGTAACAAGTCGCAAGCGAAGTAGAAGCGAAATAAAACCGAGTCGGTTATTGGCCTGAGTGCTGATGCCGACAACACCTTCTGACCGTGAGTCGCTGGTGTCGGTGAGACAAGGGGGCTTCCCTTGATTGGTATACCTATGCCCAAAGCGTAGGCTGGCAAAGTGAAAGCGAATCGAATACACTGGAGTCATTCGTTCACATTCATGGGGAATACGGGTTATGCCAGAAACCATCAAGAAGGCCACCAGAAGGCCCGCTAAGACACCGAAGGCCACTACGCAAGCCCAAGGTAGCACCGCGCCCGCAAAGACGCCTGTAGCGCCTAGCGCAATTGGACGCCCGACAAAGTTTAACCAACAGACAGCAAACCTCATATGCATGATGCTCAGTGAGGGAATGAGCCTAAGACAGATACTGAAGGCAGACAAGGCGGGAGTGCTTCCTGCGCAGAGTACGGTTTACGAGTGGTTGTTGCGCCATCCCTCGTTTGCGGAGCAATACACACGCGCCCGTGAGGAGCAGGCCGACACCAATGCTGACGAAATCCTCGCCATCGCTGACGAGATGCCCCCTGAGTACACCGACAAGGAGGGGCGGACTTACCTTGACCAGACGTTCATCGCTTGGCAGAAGAACCGCATAGAGGCCCGCAAGTGGACGGCGATGAAACTCAAGCCCAAGAAGTACGGTGACCGCGTGGCGCTCGAAGGCGTGGAAGGCGGAGCCGCCATCAAAACCGAGGACACCAGTGCAAATAAATTCCTTGAAGTCATTCGCAACCTTGAGATGACGAAGCGTGCTGGCTGAACTGCTTGAAGACCCTGAAGTACAGGCGGAGTTCAACGCCCAAGGGGAGCATGACCGCATCGCACAGATTGCCCACGCTGGGTGGGTGGTTCAAGCGCACGCTTACCAAATACCGCCAGACTTAGAGATTGACTACACCATCTTCTTGATGCTTGCAGGGCGAGGGGCAGGGAAAACCCGTAGTGCCGCTGAGGCGCTGTGGTGGTGGGCATGGACTCACCCGAACACGATGAGCATTGTGCTGGCTCCAACGTCAGGCGACTTGAAGTTCACCTGCTTTGAGGGGCCGTCTGGCCTGCTGGCCTGCATACCTAAGCCGCTGGTGGTGGACTACAACAAGCAAGACCACCTCATCAAGCTGTCCAACGGTTCCAAGATTCGAGGCGTGTCGGCTGACTCATATGACCGCCTGCGTGGTATCAACTCCTCGTTCTGCTGGTGTGACGAGTTGGCGGCGTTCCAGTACCTTGGCCCGAACGAGGCGTGGGACAACATGATGCTGGGCCTGCGTATCAAGCCAGACGACAAGCCTCATAGCCACCCGCGTGTCATTGTGACCACGACACCGCGCCCAAAGGATTTGATTCTTGACCTCGTAGGGCGCGAGGGTGATGACGTGGTGGTCTCCCGCGCCAGCACCTACGACAACGCCAAGAACCTTGACAAGGCGTTCCAGAAGCAGTTGGAGACCTACCGTGGGTCTAAGCTGTACGAGCAGGAAGTGATGGGCCTCGTGGTCGACCTTGAAGACGGCAAGGTGGTCAGTCGCGATATGTTCAAGATGTACCCGCACGACAAGCCCTTCCCGAAGTTCGAGTACATCGTCCAGTCCTACGACTCTGCCTACACCGACAAGACCTACAACGACCCGACCGCCATGACAACGTGGGGCGTGTTCAAGCCACTGGATGGCCCGATGTCCGTCCTGCTCCTTGACTGCTGGGCCGAGCATCTGACGTTCCCCAAGCTAAAGCCCAAGGTGCTGGATGAGTGGCGCGTCTCCTATGGCGAGGGCAAGGACGCCAAGCGGCCTGACCTGATACTGGTGGAGGCCAAGGCGTCTGGCCTGTCACTGGTGCAGGAGTTGCAGGCCATGCACCTGCCTGTGCGTGCGTGGAACCCCGGCGGTGCGGACAAGATGACCAGATTGCAGATTACCGCCTCAATCTTTGCAACTGGGCGCGTCTGGCTCCCTGAGTCGTCTGTCCACAAGGGCTACGTCAAGGACTGGGCCGAGGGCTTCCTGTCGCAGATATGCGCCTTTCCTGATGCCGCGCACGACGACTACGTTGACAGCGCAACACAAGCGATTCGGTTATTGAAAGACATGGGTTTCCTCGACATCAACCCTGAGCCTCGGTATGATGACGATGATGACTATGCTTATACCCGTAAAGAGCGGGTCAACCCTTATGCGGCGTAACTATGGCAGACCCTAAAAAGATATTAGGTGGACTTAGCAAGATTGGCAGGGCGCTCACCGCGACCGACGACGAGGCCCGGCTGGCTGAACTGCTCTCGCATGGTGGCGACAAGACTCTGCCCTTGATGTTGCCCCGCGCCAACCTGTCCAGCGACTTCATCAACCAACAGGCCGAGCGCGTGGCCCGTCAGATGCTTGGCGAACACGTTGTCAGCGGCAAGCCCAAGGAGACCTTCAACCTAGCGGGCCGCTCCAAAAAGGAGAGTGAACGGGTCAAGGGGCTGGACTACAAGCTAACGCCTACTGGGACTGTGGCTGAGGAAGTGCCGTATACCCCACGCAGGGGCGACCTGAAGGTGGCGTTCCCCGGCGACCAGACCGTGTCCAACAAGGTGCTGGAGGAAATCAACGGCTTCCCCATCGACTCGGTGCAGGAGGGCGGAGCGTACTACGGCTTAGGCCAAAAGCATTTGGATGTGCCTGAGTTCTGGAAGTCCAACGAGGTTCCAGCCAAAGGCATACAAAGCAAGATTGACCGAGCGGCTGAGTTGTTCGAGCCTGACCGCGTCATCGGCTCCCACCTTGCTATGGGGCCAACGTCCAACAACTTTGCCATGCACTTTGCGGACGCCAACCTACGGGCGATTGACTGGTCAAAGGCCCAGCCAAAGAAAATCAACCAGTTTGACAGCATCATTGCCAATGGGTACAAAGACCCCAAGACTGGCGAGTTGGTGACGTTCCCGCATTGGCCCGGACTTGCTGACCGCGAGGGCGCACTTGCCGCCATGAAGAACGACAGCGACTTGCGCAAGTGGTTCAACAACCGCATGAAGGTTCCCTCGGTGACCGAGCCTCTGGGCCTGCCGAACGGGCTGGACATCCAGTACGCCATCACCGAGCCTCGCCTGCGCGACATGGAAATCAACATGACTGGCCTGATGACGGGCGAACTCAAACCCGGCTCACTGGTGGAGGCCGCAGGCAACCCGCACAACACCTACACCCACCGCATACTGGGTGAGGCTGGAGGCCCGCAGGAGGTGCTGACGCCTTTTGTCATTGACTTCCCAGACGCCGCCCAGCACATCGCCTCGACCAAACGCCCCTCGGACTTCACTGGGACAATCCAAAAGGTCTTCCCTCACCAATTGGTGGACGACCAGTACATCAACCAGTACAACCAATACCGCGACCGCATCAAGGAATTGACGGGCCAGAAAGAAGGCGGAGCCGTTGACGACTTCGACTCCAAAGTGGACAAGCTGATTGAAGACCACCACTTCGACAGCCGCCTGCACAGCATGATTGAAAGCCACATGGCTGACGGCGGAGTCCCGCATATGGCGGATGCTGGCAGGGTTGTTAAGGGCGCGACCAAAGCCTTCAAGAAGCTGTTCAGTGACGACGTCCTGCCGATGGCTACCCGTGACGCCAACCTCGCCAGCTTTCTTGAGCCAAGCAAGATACAGCAACGCCTGTACCACGGCACGACTGCGACCGAGGGCGGCAAGGGAACTGAGGCCATCAAGCGCATTAAAGCCAGCAAGGAAGGCGCTCTAGGCTCTGGGGTGTACCTTACCCCTAGTTCGGCCCACGCAAGCGGCTACAGCGGAATTCCCAACGACGCGGCCCTTGACGCTATGCGTGCCAACAATTACGGAGACATGGCGGACACGTTTATGGCTGACCGAGCCAAAGGCACACTGCGTGAAGGGCAGGCGGGCGGCAATATGTTGCCAGTCCACGCCCAGATTAAGAACCCGCTTGTCATCGAAGGAACCCACGGCGACCCCATGATTGAGGCGCTGACCAAGCTGGGCATGGACGAGGACAAGGCATCCGCACTTGTGGAGCGTGCCTACGAGAACAAGGGTTACATCGGCAAGGAGGTCGAGTCTCGCGCCCGTGCCGCTGGGTATGACGGCTTGGCCCAATACCGCAATGGCGAGTTGAGCGAGGTCGTGGCCTACGACCCCAACACCGTGAAGAGCGCCATCGGAAACCGTGGAACCTACGACCTCAATGAGCCTGACCTGAACAAAGCTGACGGTGGGAAGATTGTCAAGGGGGCTGCTAAGGCGTTCAAAAAGCTGTTTGAAGATGATGTGGTAAATGGAATGAGAGTCAGAACAGACATTCCAAACCTGTCATCAATTGGCGCGTCTTTGGATAATTACTCTACGCATGGATTGCAAGAAGTGCCAATGAGCGCCTTTGAAACTGTTGGCAAGCCAAGATACAGAAGCGTCCAAGAAAGGGAACGCACCCAAGAGTTGGCGCGGCAAATTCAACAGAACAAAGAACTGAACCCATTGATTGTTGTTAAGGATGCCGAGGGGCATTACATCCTTGAGGGAGGTCATAGGTTTGATGCGCTACGAGAGTTGGATATAGATTCCTTCCCGGCCTTGATGGTGCATGATTTGGATTCTTTGGCGGAACAAGTGCCTGTCGTCAAAGCTGAGGGCGGCTTACTCCACATGGCTGACGCTGGTCGAGTAGTCAAGGGGCTGGGCAAGCTGGGCAAAAAGCTGTTCTCTGACCCAGAAGATATGACCGCCGTGGTCAGGGGCGGAACCCGCAGGTTCGGTGACGAGATAGGCGGCAACTCCATCATCAAAGAGACTGGTGGTAACTGGCTTGGTGGAGAAGTAGAAAAGCAGTTGAAGCGGCTGCAAATGGGCGACACAGTTCCCAAGCAAGATATTGAAAAACTTAAAGGCTCAATTGATACGGCAAAGCGAGTTACTGGAAGAGACGCCACTGTTGACCGAGCAATCCGCCAGATGGAAAACGAGTTGGATGTACAGACTCGCAACAACGCGCTAAATGCTTGGATGGAATCCAACTTGACCAATTATGTCAAAAAGCAAATGGGTACGGCTGATGACCCAGTTCGCAAGCTGGCGGAGCAGGACATTCTTCACATGGAGCCGTTTGGCAATGCTGATGCTGGACGCCTCACCATGAAAAAACGCGCTGGCCTTGGATATCCATATCAAGGCGTAGGCGAGAGCGACAAAGCTAAATTTTGGGAGCGATTGTCTGATTCCGCAATTGACCCGTATCCTGCTGGCTCATACAAGCATGGCTCTTTGGATGAATCAATCTTAGCCAATAACCCGTGGCTTCAAAAAGTTTCAGACGAAACCATGATTAACTCAGCCAAGGGTTTGACACGAGACCTTGGCTTTGACCACATCATTGACGTTTTGCGCCAAGATGTTAGAGAAGGCCGCATCCGCCCTGAGCAACTTAACAAGGTCAGCATGGAGCAGGCTGTACGCCGCACCCATGAGTATGACCAAGAGATGGCAAAGAAGATGCGCGAGACGCAAGCCAAGGTCACCGAGGGTATGCCAACCCACAAGGAGTATCCAGAGGGCTACAAGTGGATTGAGTTGACCGAGTCAAAAGACTTACCCAAGGGCTGGAGTCAAGATTCGGCAGGCGTCTACCTTGGCCCCAATGGGGAGCGCACCATCATCAACCCTTCCCGCGAGAACTTGGATTCTGCCCTCAAGTATGAAGGCAACACAATGGGCCACTGCGTTGGCTCTTACTGTGATGACGTTGCTGGTGGCAAGTCGCGCATCTACAGCCTGCGTGATGCCAAGGGTGAGCCTCATGTGACGGTAGAGGTAAAACCGCATGAGGGATGGTTTACCACAGCCGACAAGATGCCAGACCCTTCAGGAAAAAATAAAAGTTTTCATGAACTTATTGACAATGAAAGGTTAGAGTTAGCGCAGCAAAAAGGCGGTTATGGAAATATTGGTGAGTCTTATGAAGACACTGCAAACAGGTTGGCAAGACAATATCAGTTAGAGGCCAAGCCTGAAATTATCCAAATTAAGGGTAAACAAAACCGCGCACCCAAAGAAGAGTACCTGCCATTTGTGCAGGACTTCGTGAAAAGCGGCGACTGGTCTAGAGTTGGTGACTTGCAAAACACTGGATTAAAACCATACAAAGGTGCAGGCGATTTGAAGTACGTTACCCCAGAAGAGTACAACATAGAACTTCAAAAAGAACTTGGTCTTTTGCCACCAGCAGAAGGCATGGCTCAAGGCGGTGGCGTATTCAAAAAGCTACAGTTCATGGACAAGGGCGGACTTACCACCAGTGGCGGCACGTTCTCCCCTGAAGACTTGGGCGTCAACGCTGACGATATTGGCTTGAGCAAAGAGCAGTGGGAAGCAGCCAAGCGTAACGCGCCAATCATTGCTAGAAAAGCTGGCAAGATGGCAAAGGACGAGTTGCTTGACGAGTACAACCAGTTCAAGAGTTTGCGTGGCGTGAAGGACTTTGCCCTGCGCACTAGCGCTTCATACCTTGGCGGTATACCTGACTTGGTGAACTTGGGGTTAATGATTCCTGACGCTGTTATTGGAACCAACTTGGCTTCTGAGAAGCCTTGGTTTGGCTCTGAGCAATACATGGAGAAGATGAAGCAGGCTGGAATGCTTGGAGAGAACGAGTTCCCCTTGGCTGAGATTGCCGCAGGAATTCTTGCGCCAGCGGGCATGATTAAAAAGGGAATTAAAAAGGGTAGTCAATTATTCAGGGGCGCTAAAGAGGCCTCCGAGATTCCCAAAAAACGGGTAGGCGGACTTACCGCTATGGCACGATAAGGATTACACATGGCAACAGAATTTCCAATTGGCCCAGACGAAGACCGCTTCGTTGAAGGCATCCGCATGACTGACGACGGTGGCGCTGAGGTGGATATGCTTCCCGGCGAGGAGCCTGATGTCGAGGAGTTGCCTGACGGCTCTGCTGTGGTCAAGTTGCAGGACTTCAAAGGCCCAGCCGAGGACGAGGACTTCTACGCCAACTTGGCTGAGGAGGTCATCAGCGTGCGCGAGTTGGAGTCGTTGGCCCTGCGGTACATCGAACTAATTGACAACGACCGCCAAGCCCGCAAGAAGCGCGACAAGCAGTACGAAGAGGGTTTGCGTCGCACGGGCATGGGTGACGATGCGCCCGGTGGCGCTCAGTTCCTCGGAGCCTCCAAGGTCGTCCACCCCATGATGGCTGAGGCGTGCGTGGACTTTGCTTCCCGCGCCATTAAGGAAATGTTCCCGCCAGACGGCCCAGCCAAGACCAAGATTCTTGGAGAGGTTACCGAAGAGAAGACCGAGGTCGCCGAGCGCAAGCGCGACTACATCAACTGGCAATTGACCGAACAGATTGAAGAGTTCAGGGACGAGCAGGAGCAAATGCTGACCCAATTGCCGTTGGGTGGTTCACAGTTTATGAAGCTGTGGTTTGACGAGAAGAAACGCCGACCTTGCGCTGAGTTCGTCGCCATTGACAACATCCTGCTTCCCTTCGCCTCTGCTAACTTCTACACCTCCCAGCGGGTGACCGAACAGCAGGACATCAGCGAGTGGGAATTCAAGCAACGCATTGACCGCGGCCTGTACCGCGACATCAACTTCATCCGCACCACGTCCGAGCCAGAGCAGACTGCCGCCGAGAAGGCTAACGCCAAGATTGAGGGTAAGCAGTTCCAAGACGGCGAGGATGGCCTGCGCCGCGTGTACCACATCTACACATGGCTTGACCTTGAGGATGACGAGCGCACCAAGGGCGACACTGCCCCCTACATCCTGATGATTGACGAGTTGGATAACTCGGTGGTCGGCTTGTACCGCAATTGGGAAGAGGGAGACGACACCCTAACCAAGCTGGATTGGATTGTCGAGTTCAAATTCATCCCTTGGCGGGGCGCGTATGCCATTGGGCTACCTCACCTCATCGGTGGTCTCTCAGCCGCCGCCACGGGGTCATTGCGGGCCTTGCTGGACACCGCTCACGTCAACAACTCCCTGACCATGCTCAAGTTGAAGGGGGCCAAGGTTTCGGGTCAGTCCGACCAAGTTGAAATCACGCAGGTGACAGAGATTGAAGGCGGCATCGGTGTGGACGACATCCGCAAAATTGCGATGCCCATGCCCTTTAACCCGCCCAGCCCCGTGCTGTTTGAGTTGCTGGGTTGGCTGACGACTGAGGCCAAGGGCGTGGTGACCACCGCCGAGGAGAAGATTGCCGACGCCAATTCCAATATGCCCGTGGGTACAACTCAGGCGCTGATTGAGCAGGGCGCTGTGGTGTTCTCCTCCATCCACTCGCGCCTGCATGACGCCCAGCGCCGCGTGCTGCACATCCTTGGGCGCATCAACCGCTGGCACTTAGACGTCCAACGCAAGGGTGACATTGTTGCCGAGTTGCCCATCAAGCGCGAGGACTTCAAGCGCAACAGCGACGTGGTTCCCGTGTCCGACCCGCACATCTTCTCTGAGACCCAGCGTATCAGCCAGATGCAATCGGTCATGCAGTTGTCCGCACAGTTTCCGCAGATTTTTGACCAGCGTGCGGTAGTGAGCCGTATGCTCAAGCAACTCAAAGTACCAAACGTCAACGAGTTGATGCCCAATACGGGTAAACCCGCAGAACTAAACGCGGCAGACGAGAACAGCGCAATGGCATTGGGCAAGCCAGCCTTCGCTTACCCGCGCCAAGACCACCTCGCGCACATCCAAACTCACCTTACGTTTGCGCTTGACCCGATGTTAGGCTCCAACCGCCTCATCGCGCCCAAGTTCATCCCGCAGGTGCTGGAACACATCAAGCAACACATGATGCTTTGGTACACCCAACAGGTGCAGGGCTACGTCTTGGCGGCTGGAGGAAAGAGCATGGGCAAGTACGAGGAAAGCAAAATTGCCAAAGAAATCGACCGCGCCATTGCGGTGGCGTCAGACCATGTCAGTTTGGACACCAAGAACGTGTTCCAAGGTGTGTTGCCTGCGTTGGAGCAGCTTGGTCAAATCATGCAACAGTTCAAACCACCAGCCCCACCAATGGACGGCGAGGCTCAGGCCGTGTTGCAGGCTTCTATGGCAGAAACCCAGCGCCGTGCTGCCGCAGACCAAGCCCGTTTGGCCTTCGACAGTCAGAAGTTCCAAGCGGAAATGCAAAAAGACCAGCAAGAGCAGGAGGCAAAGGTGGCTATGAATGCCGAAAACAACCTTACCACCGAACGTATCAAGACCGCAGAGTTGACCGTAGACGAGGTCAAGCTACGGCAGGAGCAGGAAAAAACTGCAATCGCGCTGAATAAGCAAACTCAACGTAACTTAGGAGATTGAAATGGAAAACGAAGTCAAGGAAATGCAATCCGAGCAGGTAAGGCTGAAAGCCCGTATGGCAGCAGGCGCTTGGGTTACAGGTGAATCACTAAAAGAGGAATCAAAAGCGACCATGCCACTAGCCAACAGCGACCACGGGAATTTTTCCCAACCCAAGGGCATTGACAAGAAAAACGCATGAAGTTGGTATCCGACTTTATTGGCGCTGTAAAAGCGCGTCAGGCTGAGATTGCAAAGGGGTTGGCGCATGGAAATGCGTCCGACTTCAATGCATACCAACGCCTAGTCGGAGAAAACCTCGGCCTTGAATCTGCCCTTGAGATTCTTAACCACCTTTTGAAAGAAGATGAAGATGACAGATAGCACGGTAGCGGGTAATGCCGCTGATTTACAGGAAGCCTTTCCTGTTGTAGACCCCGGTGCGATTCCCCTTGGTGCAAGAGTTTTAGTACAACTGCGTAAAGCCAAGCGACAGCTAAAATCGGGAATTCTTTTGCCTGAAGAAACTCGCGACACTGAACGGGCGCAAAATCCCGTCGCAAAAGTGATTGCATTGGGGCCATTGGCGTTCAAAAAGCGCGACACGATGGAGCCTTGGGTCGAGGGCATTTGGTGCGAAGTGGGAGATTACCTACGAGTGCCGAAATGGACTGGCGACCGCTGGCAAGTTCCTCACAATGACGACGAAAACGTCGAATTCATGGTGTTGAACGACCACGAGGTGATTGCCAAAATCACTGGAAACCCACTTGAAGTGAGGGCATTCATATGAGCGCAGAACAAGAGCAAGAAGTAATCGTCATCCAAGAGGAAAAGGACGGCTCGGCGACCATTGAGTTGCCTCCAAGCATCCCCTCCCCCGAAGGAAATGACGACCACGACTCCGATGAGGCTGATGAAGCCGCCCGCCAACGCGAAATGGTGGTTGGTGGGGCAGTAGATGCTGACGCGGAGGCCATGCGAGAGCAAAAACGCCTCAAGCGCCAGCGTCGCAAGGAGTATCACAAGGCTGTTTCGACCGAAAAAGACGTCAAATTGACCCTTTTGGAGCGTCAGAACCTGCAATTGTTGGAGCGGCTGTCTGTTTTGGAGCGCAAATCGCACGGAAGCGACCTTGCCCGCCTTGACAAAGCCATTGAAGACCAAGACAACCGCATTTTGTTTGCCAAACAGAAGATTGCCGAGGCAACTCGCAATGGAAACGGCGAATTACTGACTTCTGCTCAGGAAATGTGGTTCGAGGCCCGCCGACAAGCTGAGGCTTTGGCAAATCTGAAGAAACGCGCCGTTGCTCCACAGAATCAGCGCACGATTCAGGCTCCAGACCCACAGTTACAGCGCCACGCCAGCAATTGGATGGCAAATAACCCGTGGTACGACCCTAACGGTCGAGATGCCGACTCCCGCCGCGCCCTAAACGAAGACTCAATCCTTGCGGAAGAGGGGTACGACCCCAAGACTGCCGAGTATTGGGAGGAGTTGGACAGGCGCTTGCAAAGAGTAGTTCCTCACAGGTATACTGAAGAGGCAGACGAGAGACCGCGTTCTAGACCGCGAAGTGCAGTGACAGGTTCAGGCCGCGAATTTGCATCGAATAACGGCAAGGGTAATTCTTTTACCCTTTCACCTGACCAAGTCAGGGCTATGAAAGATGCAGGTATGTGGGATGACGCTGAGAAACGAGCGAAGATGATTCGACGCTACGCCTTAGAAGCACGCAACAATAACGGTTAAGGAGTTAAAAATGGATTCTCGTTTAAAGAAAAATTTGAATGCTGGAGACCGCGAAAATCGCGGCAGTCGCGACACGATTCGCGAGGCTCCAGAAGACAAAATGGCATCGTCGGATGAACGTCGCAAGATGTGGAAAGACGAGTGGGTACAAAGTGCATTGCCCTCTGTCCCCGATATGCCGGGATGGCACGTTTGCTGGTTATCTACAACCAACAGTTACGACAGCATCGACAAGCGGATTCGGTTAGGGTACGTTCCCGTGAAAGCGGATGAGTTACCTGAAATGCGAAATAACCGCGTAAAGGCTGGCGAACATGAAGGTTATGTCGCGTGTAATGAGATGTTGCTGTACAAGATTCCTATGGACTTGTACCAAGACGTGATGTCGCATTTTCACCATGAAGCACCGCTTGAGGAAGCGAACAAAATTCGACTTCAAGCAGAGCAAAACGTGGGCCGCGATAGTCGAGGCAGAAGCCTCGGTCAGATTGAAGGCGAAGGGCTTAATGACATTGACAAACCGATTCCTGCCCCGTATTTTGCTGGGTAGGGTGTTTAACGAAACAAAGGAGTAAGACTATGTCTTCAACCAATGCGCCGTTCGGTATGCGTCCTTCTTTCCACCCAACGGGTTTGGACAGAGCGGTTGCTATGCCTAACGGTATTGCTTCTGGTTACAGCACTGGCATTTTGAAAGGCCAACCTGTAGCCCTTAACACCAGTGGCAACATCATCGCCGCGACTGCTGGCAGTGCCTACCAAGGCGCTTTCGCTGGTCACGAGTGGACTGATGCCTCTGGACGTCGTCAAATCAGCAACCAGTGGACTGCTTCTACAAGCTATCAAACTGGCTCCGAGGTGACTTACTACTACGCTGACCCCAATATTGTTTACGATATGCAGGCAGACGGTAGTTTGGCACAGACCTCTGTTGGCGACCAAGCTAACTTCAGCAACATTTCCGCTGGTTCTACAACCACTGGTTTGTCGCAATGCACCATCTCTTCGAGTTTGGCGGGTGCAGGTAACGTCGGTGATTTGCGAATCATCGGTTTGACACCTGCTGTTGATAACGCATGGGGTGATGCATACACCGTGGTTCAGGTTCAAGTGAGCCGTAGCCAGTATGTTGCCACCGTCAATGCAATTTAAGGAGTACATATAAATGGCCGCTCCAATGCGCAGTACGGACTTTAGAAGTATCGTTGAGCCTATCCTCAATGAATGCTTTGATGGAGTCTATGACCAACGTACCGATGAATGGTCACGGGTTTTCCGTGAGCAAGAAGGTATTCCCCGCAACTACCACGAAGAACCAGTCCTGTACGGATTTGGCGCTGCACCTCAACTGCCTGACGGAACTCCTGTTTCGTATCAGCAGGGTGGTGTTCTCTTCTTGCAACGCTATGTGTACAACGTGTATGGCCTCGCCTTCGCATTGACCAAAGTGTTGGTTGAAGACGGTGACCATATCCGCATCGGTCAGGTTTACGCTCGTCACTTGGCTCAGTCTTTGATTGAGACCAAAGAGACTTTGGCGGCAAACGTGTTGAACCGTGCGTTCAACTCCTCGTACCCCGGCGGTGACGGTGTGTCTCTGAGTAACTCAGCACACCCCATTGTGAACGGTACTTTCAGCAACTTGTTGACCACTGCGGCTAACTTGAGCCAGACATCTCTCGAACAGATGTTGATTCAAATTCGTCAAGCTGTGGACAACAACGGCAAGAAGATTCGTCTTGTGCCACGTCAACTGGTGGTAGCACCGGGCAACGTGTTCCAAGCCGAAGTTCTGCTGAAGTCTGTTCTGCGTTCAGGTACTGGCAACAACGACGTCAACCCAATCAAGTCTATTGGCTTGCTTGACGAAGGCGCTGCTGTTCTGTCACGTTTGACTTCATCTACCGCATGGTGGGTGCAGACTGATGCTCCAGAAGGTATGAAGTTGCTGATGCGTCGCAAACTCGAAAAGACTATGGAAGGTGATTTCGAGACCGACTCTATGCGCTACAAGGCCACTGAGCGTTATCAGGTGGGCTTCACTGACCCACGCGCCGTTTACGGCACACCCGGCGTCTAAAACGCCACAGGGGGTTGGGATAAAACCCAGCCCCTTTTTTTAAACATCGGTCAAACTTTTCAAGGAGAAGACCATGCCCCAATATTCAGACGACCTATTCTTAGGCCCAGCCCAAACCTACATGGGTACGGGTCTGCGCCCCTACACCTCAACCTTTACTGGTTCAATTTCAACCACGTTATTGAACGTCACAGCAATGCTGTCTGGTTCTCCAATCGTGGTTGGTATGTACATTGACGGTACTAGCGTGACCGACGGTACTTACATTACTGCCTTTGGCACTGGTACTGGAGGTACGGGTACTTACACGGTTAACCAATCGGTGACCGCTTCTAGTAC